CGGCATTCAGTTCAGTGTTTCAGCCAAAGGTGCGGGGGCCGGAACAGCCTCAGCAACGATCAGTGTCAACTACGTGAGTTGTACGGTGACTACAGACCTCGGAACCACAACGCTCGGCTTCTTTTTACAGTGAAGGTACGGTCATGACAGAACAGGAAATTGCTGACCTGCAGGCACAGGTCGCAACGCTGACGACAGAGAAGAGTGATCTGCAACTTGAAGTAGCGAATCTGCAGGCACAAATTGCGACACTCGAGGAGTCGGCTCAAACGCAGGGAGATAGGCTGACGGCCGCTCTCGAATCGGTGACGGCTCTTACGACTGAGCGGGCGACATACACAGCGATCAATACCCGTCTGAGAACACTGATTGCACGCGGTGTCTCTTCAGATCCAGACTCGCAGGGCATGGCGTTGGAGGCATTGAGCGTTATTGAAGAAAGCATGCTGACAGCCGTAAGTTCTTTGTTTGCTGCCGAAAAATCAAAACTGAGCGAGTAACCAATGGCAACGCAGACAATAGAATTTCGAGCACCAACGGCACAAGCGGTCACAGCAAAACTGTTTGCCATTGGTTCTGACACGCAGGTTGCCAGCGCCTCAGCCACAGAGGCGACAAACCGCAAGGGTACATATGCAGCAGCGTTTACAGATGTGGCTGCTGGGACGTATGACTTAATTGCGTTTGTGTCAATCACACCTGTCGCTCGATGGTTTGTAAAGTTGACGCTAACAACAGCAACGTTTCAAGCCACTGATACTGCCACAGTGGAATCTGCTATCAGCGCTCTTCAGGGTGCTGATGGAGACACATTGGAAACGCTCAGTGATCAGATTGATGGGATTGAAGGCGGCGGATCATCAAACGTAACAGTCCTACCAGCAACCGGTATCGTAGCGAATAGAAGTGCAGGCGTAACACTGTTGCCAGTGGTGGGAGAAACGATCAGTCAGGCAATTACTGTCTACCAGTCCGACGGAACAACGGCAGTGAACCTCAGCGGCAAGACATTACGGGTTGTGTTTGAAACGATGAGCGGTGTGGATGTGGCTATTGTACAGGCTGCTGATATCACTATCGGTGGCACTGGCAGCAACGTCGTGACGTTCGCCTATCCATCAGCAGTCACAGCATCAGAGCGGACGTTACGGTTCGCTCTGAGAGATGCAGCAGCACCGCTTACAATGTACCTGCAGGGCGTCTGCAGCGTCATATCAGCACCAAAGGTAGACACATGAAGCTTCGACTGTGTGCATGTGGTGCCGTGCTTGCACTGCGAGACAAGGAATGTGCACAGTGCGGACGTGGTAAGAAAAGAGGCAGGCAAGGAACAACACAGGCAGGTTATGGCTGGGACTGGCAGCAATTGAGAGAGCGTTTTATTAAAGACAATCCACTGTGCACAGAGTGTGCGAAAAATGATAAAGCCATTGCTGCAGAGGAAGTGCACCACATCGTGCCGATTACAGAAGCACCGTGGCTAAGGTTGCAATCGAGCAACCTGATGGCACTGTGTGTGACATGTCATAGATCAATTGAGCTAGCGAGGCAACGGGCAGGGGGGCGGTGATAATGTTGGAGATCGGTCGTCCCTGATAGCCTGTTTATGCACACGCATGTGTCTCCAAAATTGAGCGTTTAGGAAAAATATGGCAAAACAAAAACAACCGATTGAAAAAGACAGCCAGCAGATCGAGCAAATTGCGACGGCCGAGCTGATTCCCTACGCTCGCAACGCCAGGACGCACAGCGAGCATCAGGTCCAGCAGATCGCTGGCTCAATCCAAGAGTTCGGCTTCTGCAATCCCGTCCTGATCGACGCGCAGAACGGCATCATCGCTGGCCACGGTCGAGTGATGGCCGCTCAGTTGCTGAAGCTCGAATCGGTTCCATGCCTTCGCCTGTCGCATCTTACGGACGCACAGAAACGGGCGTACGTGCTGGCGGATAATCGAATCGCTCTTTCATCAGGCTGGGATGAAGAGATGCTGGCAAACGAACTGAGTGACTTGCATGCCGATGAATTCGATATGGCGTTGCTGGGGTTTGATGTAACGGAACTTGACAGGCTTTTAGATATCGTTCCAGACTTTGAACCGGGGACAGAAGATGACCAAGGCAAACTCGACGAAAAAGCAAAAGTCACCTGCCCCGAATGTCAGCACCAATTCACGCCCTGAATTACGAATTGATTGGGCAACACACGAGGCGGCAAAGTATGCAGTTGAGAATTGGCATTATTCAAAGCGAATGCCGAAATCAAAACTTGCAAAGTTTGGAGTCTGGGAGGATGGAAAGTTCATCGGTGTTGTAATTTTTGGCGTTGGAGCAACATCGGATCTAGTCAAAAGGTACGGACTGAAGATGACGGAAGGCTGCGAGCTAGTTCGCGTCGCGCTAACATCGCATAAGACACAAGTTACACGAATTGTTGCAATCGCCCTTAAGATGCTGCGAACATCATTTCCGGGGTTAAGACTGTGCGTTTCGTTTGCTGATCCGGATGAAGGGCACCATGGCGGCATCTATCAAGGCGGTGGATGGTTGTTTTGTGGACGATCGGCAGCATCAGATGAGTATATATTCCAAGGCAAAAGATGGCAGGGAAGAAGTTTTCGCAATCGATTCAAAGGAATGGAACATCACCCTTCAGTGCAAATTGTGAAAGGATCGTCAAAATATCGCTACCTCATGCCACTCGACGAAGCCATGAAAAAGCAAATCGAACCACTCCGCAAACCTTACCCTAAACGCGTCCGAAGTGTTGACAGCGACACGTCTGCTATCCATGCAGAAATAGGCGGTGCAAATCCGACCCGGACGCTTTCTATTCCTCCAGAGGAATAAGCAAGAAAATGACAAGAGGACGAAAACGAATAGCACAGGAAGTACACGAGGCGACCGGAGCGTTCCGCGTACATCCCGAGCGACGAAACAAAAAGGCAACGAAGCCAGACGGTAAACGGCCCGTGATGCCGGAGGACTTCGATGCTCACGAAGCAACGAAATGGGATCAACTCTGCAAGATTCTGGAAGACAATCGTGTGATGTCGAAAGACCTCATTGAAATCCTTGTCGCGTATTGCACTGCCTACGGCGGATGGATGCGGGCGCGTGAGGCGATCAGAAAGACCGGTATTGTTCTCGTACAAAAAATGCCTGACAACACGACCGAAATCAAACGCAATCCGTTTAGCGTAGAACTGCACAAATACCGTGAAGAAATGAACAAGCTACTTCCTGAACTTGGGTTGACACCAGCAAGCCGAAGCAAGGTGTCGGTTACTGATCCTGACGACAACAAAGATGACCCGTTTGCAAAAATCATGGCACGAATGGGACGCGGATGAAGAAGCATGAGGCACACAAGGCAGTCGACAAATACGTCAAAGACGTGTGTAGCGGTCGCGTTGCGTCTTGTGTGTCGCATCGTGCGGCGATACAGCGATACCTCGACGATCTGGAACGGCAGAACAGCAGTGAGTTTCCGTATTATTTTTCACTGGATGCAGCTACCGCATGCTGTGATTTTTTCCCGCAAATTCTGAAGCACTCCATCGGCAAGTGTTCTGGAATGCCATTCGTCCTCGAGCCTTGGCAATTGTTCGGGATATGGAACATTTTCGGGTGGAAACGATGCGCTGACAGAACCCGCAGGTTCCGTCGTTTTTTTTGGACGATGGCACGCAAGAACGGGAAATCTACGCTCGGATCGGGAATCGCAATACTCGGCGCGATGTCGGACGTTAACCCGTTTACTGGACGTCCGGAAGATGTTGCCGAAGTGGTGTTGTGTGCCACAAAACGAGAACAGGTGCAGAAGGTGATGTATGCGGAAATTGAACGCATGCGAGGACAATCGGAACACGTAAAAGCCCTGTCGACACCGATCAATAAGCAGATCACGTTCAGTCACAACAAGGGATACATTCACTGCATTGGAAGCGACAAACCTTTTGACGGTCTTAATCCTCACATGGTGCTGATGGATGAAAAGCACGCATGGCGTGAACATCATCGTAAATTTTATGACACAATGATGACTGGTTCGGGCAACCGTTCTCAGCCGTTAATAGGTGACTTTACAACAGCAGGAGACGATACTAGTCAACTGTGGCAGGAAGATTACAACTACGCAACGGGTGTGGTGCGTGGCGACTTCGTCGATGAGTCGTATTTCTCCTACATATTTGAACTGGACGAAAACGACGACGCTCTTGACGAATCGCTATGGCCAAAGGCCAACCCCAATATCGGCGTTTCGATCGGGCTGGAATCCCTGAGAGAAGCGGCAGCAAAGGCGAAGACATCACCAGTAGAACTTAATCGCTTTACGCGATACCACTGTAATCGCAAGGTGTCAGCGTACGAACGATTTATTCTGCCGGCTGATTGGGATGATATGGCGGACAGTCTGTCCTCATGGCGTGACGCCGACGCAATCACCGCAGGAATTGACCTTGGCGGCCGTGATGACCTCGCAAGCTTCGGTGTTGTAGCGAGGTTTCCGGTAGACGAAGACGATGACGGAAAAACCATCTGGCGATATGAGGGGTTTACAAAATCATTCATCGTCGACGAAACCAGTCGAGACCTAAAAAAACAGCCATGGGCTGGATGGATCGCAACCGGTGAATTGACGGTTGTTCGATACGTGGTCGCATCGCTCAGGGATGTGTTTTTGCAACTTGCCGACGAAATTGGAATTCGTGCCGTAGCCTATGACCCATACAACGCAGCTCAATTAGGTGATGAGCTATCACAGGCAGGTCTGGAGGTTATAAAAATGCCTCAGAACTGCTTCCAATTTCATGAGCCGATGCAAGAACTATCGGCAGCGATTCGCGAAAACAGGTTCACGCCGGACAAGACAGACAACATCCTTCGCTGGTGTGCCCTTAACATGATGACAACCAGCAACGCACAAGGTAAGATGATGCCAGATAAGCGAAATTCGAGCGAGAAAATAGACGCTGCGGTAGCCTTGTTGATGGGGATTCGCTTAGCGATGCTGGCTCCATCACGTCCTACAGGTTCTCTATTCATCGTTTGAAAGCCCATAATATGGACCTGTTTAGACGGTTTATTACACGAATTGGCTCAGGTTTGAGTGCTTTCTTCGGCGTTTCGCCGGAATTTGGCGACTCTAAGGTCACACCACGAAGAGCCATTGAATATGCGCCAGTATGGTACGCAGTTAACAAGATCGCCGGGCACTTTTCACAGTTGCCTATCAACTGCCATCGACGGTTGGAACGTGGCAGCACAGTCGAGCGTACTCACCCTGGGCATAAGCTTGTTCATACTCGCCCGAACGAGTACCAGACTGCTCCTGAATGGAAAATGTTCGGCGCTCCGAGCCTGCTGCTATATGGCAACTGGCGGTGCCTGATCGTGCGGGAAGGATCTCGGCCGGTCGGGTTATATCCACTGCTGCCGGATCGCTCAGGCAGTGAATGGTACGAGGGTAAGCGATACCACGGCACGGTATTGTGCAAGCATGAGCCGCTAGCAAAACTGCTCGGCGTGACCGAAGACAGCCAGACCGTGTGGTTTCCCGATGAGGATGTGTTTTTTGTGCACGGTCTCAGTTTCAACGGACTGGCCGGCCTGAATGCTTCCGCAGTCATGAGTAACAGTCTCGATGCGGGGCTGTCTGCAGAAGATCAAGTAAGGAACCTTGCAAAAAAAGGTTTCAGCGGGTCGCTAATTCTTGAGGCTCCGGGCGGAATGTTCCGCAACGAGGAAGAAGCAAAGAAATTCCTGTCGATGTTTCGCGAGGCTCACGATGGTGCGGAAAACACCGGCAAGACTGCCATGCTCCGCGAAGGCATCAAGGCCAACATGGTGTCGATGAGCGGTAAGGATTCCCAGTGGATAGAGCAGCGTCTATTTCAGCGTCAAGAGGCTGCAATGTGGTTCTGTCTTGAGGAGATTCTTGGCGACGATTCTAGTGTGTCCTACAACAGCCTTGCAGAAAAGCATTTGGCGTATTTGACGAACTGCCTGAATCGCTGGCTGGTGCATATTGAGGCAGCCTGTAATCGGTCTCTGCTGACAGAACGCCAGTTGACCAGTGAAACGCACTATTTCAAATTCAACACAAACGCACTCATGAGAATGGATCCGCTCAAACAGGCGGAGTACCTGACGAAACTGATTGCAGCTACTGTCATGAGTCCTAACGAGGCACGGGAAAAACTGGAGATGAATCCGTATGACGGCGGGGACGAATACAAAAATCCAGCCATCACGGTGACTGAACCAGTCGATGAGCCGGAAGATGTGCCAGACAATCCAGAACCTGACGACGATTCAGAGCCTGACGCACGCCAGAGAATGGCTATTGTTTCACGACTTCGGCCACTGCTTGCAATTGAGCAGCAGCGAGTGGCAGCCGCGATGAAAACAAAATCACCAGTGGCGGCTGTAGAGCGATTCTACGCCAAATGGCAGGACACGTTATCAGATGTGTGTGAGCAACTAGGCGGAACACCTTATGCGGCCGCTGAGCACTGCCGGCAATCGCAGGACGCCCTCATTGAAATGATGGGACGCACATCCGTAAAAGCATTGCCGGACGCTGTAGGAGAACTTACAGCGGCATGGGGTGAACGTGTTGAGGAATTGGCCGACAACATACTGGGAGCGACAGTATGAATGAAGGTTTTGTGGCGGATCGGCCCGCGTTCGAGTGGCTTACAGAAAAATCAGGCGGTTGGCAGTTCGGCGAGCAGGGCATTTTGGTTGCGTTGGCAAACCTGATCAACAAGCCGGGCCAGTGCGTTGAAGTTGGTGCTGGCGACGGCGAGGGGCTGCCGTTGACGATCGAGCCGTTTTACAATTACGGGCTTGATTGCGTGTTGTTTGAAAGAGACGAAGATTCAATCAGGCAACTGGCTGCTAAGTTTCCAAGGGCCAAGATACGCGGGGAATATGCTTTCGAAACAAGTTTTAATCTGGACGCACATGTAATGCTTTGTGTCATTGATGTGGACAGCATCGACAGTCTTATCATGGAGCATGTGCTAAGCAATCATCAGACGAGCATTCTGATGGTAGAGCATTTTGACAAATGCTATTCCGGAAACACGAATCATATCGCGCGTGTTCCGGCGTGGTTGCTTGGTCGCGAAATCGATGGCGGCTTTACAATCCAGGATAATGCGGCAACGATAAATTCAATCGCAATTGGAAACGGTTACACGCGACTCGGGACGACACGAGTCAATTCCATTTTTGTCCATGACTCTTTTGTCGAAAAGGTCGCGAACTATGTACCAAGCTGATCACGAAACAGGCGAAATCTTTCTTTATGACGCTATCGGCTCGTCATTCTGGGGAATGATCGACGCATCCACAGTGCTGCCTGATTTGGCCAAAATGTCCGGGCGCAGAGTTACGCTGCGAATTTCATCACCCGGTGGCAGCGTCGACGAAGGGCGGGCAATCTTTAACGCACTCAAGCGGCATCAGGGCGGCGTTGATGTCGTGGTAGATTCATCGGCTTATTCTATCGCCAGTTACATTGCCATGGCTGGCGATCGTGTCGTCATGGCAAAAAACGCCATGATGATGGTTCACAATCCGTGGACGATGGCCATGGGATCTGCTGAAGAGCTTCGCAAAACGGCGGACGTGCTGGATAAATATCGAGATTCAATTCTTGACGCCTACACAGAACGAACAAAGAAAACCCGCAACGCAGTTAAGGAAATTCTCGACGCGGAAACATGGTACACCGCCTCGGAAGCAGTCGCTGCCGGATTCGCGACAGAAGTAGGTGATATTGTCGTAGACGCACCAGCGTTCGCCAAAGCGATGTATGGCAGCAAGCCGGAAGGCGAAAAGCCCAACGAACCAACGGCTGGAAGTCGGACGCCAGCAACAATTGCATCGCGTGAAATTCGGCTTCAACAGATCAAGGCTATGTTTGGACGATAAGGTTGGTACGACAAGGAGCGATGATGGGAACTGCGGTAATTGTTGGGCAAAACATGCCAGACAAAACACTGGATTGTGTTGTTGACATGCACGATCGCACGATCATGTTTGAGCCTGTTCCGCAGGCTGCTGAAGCGTGCCGGAAAAGGTACGCAACGCAGCCAAAGGCTATCGTGATCGAAGCGGCCTGCGGGGAGGAGCATGGCAAATGTGTATTTAATCTGTATAACACTGATGGGATATCGTCGTCGCTCGGCAACATTACAGCACAGGCTGAGGGCACATGGCGGAATGTAGATTTCAGCAACACCAAAGCGATCCATGTGCAAGTTGTGCGGCTCGACGATGTTTTGCAGATGCTGGGAGTCACACAGATTGATTGCCTGGTGATCGATGCCCAGGGTATGGACTTTGCAATTCTCAAGACGCTCGAACCGATGATCAACGACGGCATGATCGGTTACATTCAACTGGAAGCAGACGGGGCTGGCTTTTGTCACTACACAGGAACACCAGATAATTCAGAGGCAGCGATTCTGCAATGGATGTCTCAGTTTGAGCAATACGAGGCATCGCGATTGCCCGGCCGGATGGTGGAACAGCCAGATTTAGTGTTTACGTTTAAAGAATAAACGTTGACACGATTCCGACAATCTGCTTAAATGCAGGCACGCGGGGGAGTCATCCCGCACCGAACACGAATTTTCTGAGCAACTCGTTAGCGGCCGGAAAAGTCAAAGCGAAACCATTTCGCCGACTTTTTGCGCCGCTTTTTTCATGGCCTGAGTCGGCATCACAATCGACTAAGGACTATGGAAATGATTTGGAATCTGAAGGTAATTCGCGAGCAAATTGACGAAGAGCTTGGCAAGGTTGATGCCATCGTCGCTCTCGCAAAGGAGGAAAACCGCGACTTGTCGGCAGAAGAAACTGCTGAAGTGGATCGCATTCAGGGCACTGACGACAAGCCTGGCGTTCTTCAGAAGCTTTACGCAGACGAAAAGCGAGCGGCACGGATGTCGCAGAATTCAGCCGCTCGAGTTCGCTCGATTGGCTCAATCGAAGTTGGTGGCCAGACCGGCGGTACGGCACTGGCAACAGCAGAGCCGCCTCGGGTTTTGGTTCCAGCGACTGCCAAGCGTCATGGCACTGTCAAGCACTTTAAAGGGCCAGACGCAGAGGCAAACGCCTATCTGACCGGCCGTTTTTTGATGGCTGCTATCGGTAATGATCAGAAGTCGAAAATGTGGCTGCAGGATCATGGCGTATCCATGCAGCACAGCAGCGACGACAACAGCAAGGGTGGCTACCTCGTCCCTGAAGTGTTGGAAAACGCTCTGATCGACCTGAAGGAAGAATTCGGCATGTTCCGGCGTTACGCCATGAACTGGCCGATGACTTCGGACGTTTCGCTTGTTCCTCGTCGCGTGTCTGGATTCACGACGTATTTCGTGGGCCAGAATGACACGATTACGACATCCACGACAGCATTGGATCAGGTGCGACTGGAAGCCAAGAAACTGGCCGCCCTGACGCAGTATTCCAGCGAACTGAATGAGGATTCAATCATTTCGGTGGCTGATTACTACGCTCGGGAGTTTGCCTACGCTCTGGCAGTCCGTGAAGACCAGTGCGGTTTTCTCGGTGATGCTACCAGCACGTTTGGCGGCATTACGGGTGTGGCGAATGCTCTGGCTGCAGGGTCAATCGTCACGGCAACCGGCGTTACGGCCCTGTCCAATTTGCTGATCGGCACGTTTCAGGAAGCCGTCGGCAAGCTGCCAGAATTCCCAGGCATTCAGCCCGCATGGTACGTTCACAAAGCCGTCTACCATGCGTCCATGGGACGCCTGCAGATGGCTGCCGGTGGAAACACCGTGCAGGATCTGGGAAGCGGCCCTGTGCTGCAGTTCCTAGGCTATCCAGTGCGGTTTATTCAGACCCTTCCATCGACGGCATCGTCCGGAACCAAGATTGCCTACTTTGGTGATCTGGCGATGGCTGCCACGATGGGCACACGTCGCGGTGTGACGCTGCGGGCCGACGAATCGCTTTACTTTGCTCAAGACGCTCTGGCGTTGCGAGTAACCGAGCGATTCGACATCAACGTGCATGAACGCGGAACGGCTTCGGCTGCAGGTCCGCTGCTGATGATCCAGATGGGCTAATCACTGAGCCACTCGTCGCTCCGGGTGGACCCGGCCGGAACGTTGGCTTGCTGGCGTTCCGGTCTTTTCAAAACCAATTGCACACATTTTCATAAGGTGATCACATGAAAGCAAATCAAAGAACTCAGGCAGTGATTGCACTGTCAGCACAGACGGCGGCAGCAACGGCAACGGTTGCTGGGACTATCGTAGACATGAAAGACTGCGATTATGCGACAATCATCCTCGCGACTTCAGTTGCGGCGAACACAAACGCTGCTCCAGTCGTCGTCAAGATTCAGGAATCCGACACCACAACCACAACTGACTTCACCGACATCAGCACCAGCACGATGCAGTTGTCCGTGACGCTGTCAACAGCGACTGGCCGAGATGCGAAGTTTCACATCAACAACGACGGCACACGAAAACGTTACGTGCGTTTGTTCGCGACACCTGGCACGCACACGACGAACAGCGTCGTCTCATTGGCTGCGGTTGCAGAGTTGATGATGGACACGATGCCATCAGGCACCACAGGACAGGCCGACTTTGTCGCAATTGGCTAACCAAACTTAAAACACCCGGAGCAAACGAGTGACCTCAAAATCTGTAAAAGTGTGCGGCATGATGACTTCGCCGCGTTACATCAATTGTTTTTGTCGAGACTACATAGACGCGGCATTTGTGGCGGCAAAGATTCCGCTGCAGGATTCGCAAGGCGTGTTTTACGGTCAATGTATGCAGCGGATGTTGCAACACGCCGTAGAAAAGGGCGTCGACATTGCCGTAATCTGCGACGGTGATTCACTGTTCACAGATCGCGACATTATGCGATTGCTGCAGACCTTGGAAGCCAATCCGCATATCGACGCACTGGCATCCATGCAGATCCGGCGTGGAAACAAAACGATGCTGGCAAGCATTAAAGGGCAATCGACAGCAGAGGTGGGCGGAACGCCGTTGCAGGTTTCGACAGCACATTTTGGGCTGACCGTGATTGATTTGAAGAAGCTCAAGAACGTTGCAAAGCCTTGGTTTTGGTCGAAGCCAGATGAGAATGGCGAATGGGGCGACCTTCGCATTGATGATGACATTTGGTTTTGGAAGCAGTGGGAAGCGGCCGGTAACACGGTCTATCTTGATCCGCAAACGCGAATCGGGCACATGGAAGAAATGGTCGTCATGGTTGAGCCGAACACATACGAAGCCGTTCACGCATACCCGAACGAATGGATTGAATCATGCAAGTCGAGTTAATGCAGGACTGGCGCGGCTATCGTATGGGTTCTCGGTTCCAGTTGGATGTGATAGGCGGAGGTGTGTTTGATGTTCTGCAACGCAACAACGTGGCAAGATTATTACCCGAGCCAAACGACGCGAATCAAAGATCAGGAGATTCGCCACACAGTCAGAGTAGTGACACCACCGACCAGCGAACCAGTAACGATCGCAGAAGCGAAAGCACAGCTCAGCATCGGAGCAAGCGACGATAGCCACGACACGGAACTCGTGTCAATCATCGCAGCCGCTCGTGAGGAATGGGAACGAGACACGTCAATAGCACTGATTACACGAACGCTCGAGCATCGGCTACCAAAACTGCTGGAGGTTATCACGCTGACAGTGCGGCCGGTGATTGCCATATCGTCGGTGAAATACATGGATGCCGCAGGCACCGAGCAGACTATATCCTCGTCTGAATACTATCTGGATGGCGACGAGCTGCGATTTCTGGACACGTTCGTAAAGCCTTTGCTGCAGGATCGTAGTGAGGCCGTGCGAATCACTTACACGGCAGGCTATGGAACGACGTCGGCTGCGTGTCCGGAACTGGATCGAATGGCTATCAAGCTGAGTCTGGCAAATCGGTTTGAAGATAGAGACATGATCGCGTCACCGGGAGAACGAAAGGCTTACGAAGCTTTAGTGGCCAAAAAAATGAGGGCCAGTTATCCATGACGTTTCGCCCTGAACGAAAATTCCGGCTCGGGACCATGCGACACCGCATCACCGTCAGCGTGGAAACTACGACTCAGGACGCTGCCGGCCAGCCAGTGGTGACGGCCAATCGATGGTTAGCCGATGAACCGGCAAAGATGGAACCGACAACGGGCGGAGAAGGAGCCAGAGGTAGACAGGTGGAGGCTGGTATCAGTGCTATTTTCACCGTGCGGTACAGGAGCGGCTACACGCCAGAAATGGCGATCGACTTCGAGGGGCAGCGATTCTACATCGTCTACGTTAAGCCAGTGCAGGGAATGGATCGTTATCGAGAACTCTATTGCAAATCGGTGGTGCTGTAATGGCCAGACCTCGAAAGCAACCTGTAGGCCGACGTCATGGCGTGTCGGTCGGCATGGAATTGATTAACGGTAATGAGTTAGTGCAGGCGCTTCAAAAATTGGTGTACGAGGTGCAAACGACAGTTCTGACGAAAGCGATTGAGGCCGGCAGCCGGCCGGTGGAGTCGGCAATGATTTCCAACGCTCCAGAAAGTCAGGACGGCAGACGACAGCAGTCATCAAAAACGAAACAGAAATGGAGTGGTGCGAAAAAACTCAAAACCACAATTCGTTCTGTCGTGCGTCCACAACGTAAATTCGGGCAAATCGTCGGCCGTCTGGGATTGGTGGGACCATCGTACAGTGACGGAGGCGGGCACGGAAATCTGTTTTCGCGAGATCATAACCGCAAGGTGTTATGGGGTCGCGATGCTGGAACGGTGCGAAAGGTAAATCAATTCGTCAAACGAACGGCGGACGAAACAAAATCGGCGGCAGCATCGGCAGTAAAAGCAAGTTTGAAAGCGGGAATTGATGCGGCCGCAAAACAGGCGGCTAACTAATGGCTGACATCGGCAGTGCAATACGAGGATACCTAGCAGCGAACACCGGCGTAGCGGCGCTGGTGTCAAGCCGGATCTATCCAGATGTTCTGCCACAGGGCTACACAATACGAACTGGCGGAGCGTTGACCTACACGGTCATCAGCACGATTCACGATCATTTGATTAACGGACTGGCAGGAATCGCCAGAAGTCGGATTGAGTTCACTGCATTTGCATCGACGCGAGCCGGTGCGAATCTGATTGCAGAAGCCGTAAGAACAAGTGATCTGCAGGGGTATACCGGAGCAATGGGTGGTGCATTTATTGAATCTGTGATGATTTCCGGAGGCATTCAGACACTGGATGAGCGGCCAACGGATGGATCGCAGGAACATCGCTACCTGACCGTTTTTGATTACATGATCGCATATCAGGAGACAATCTAAACATGGCCACCGGAACACGTTTCAAAACTGGAAACACTGCAACAATCACATTGGGCGGTGCACAAACTACGGGCATTACTACCGCATGGGCTGGAAACATCGTATCGATCAATCCCGGCGAATGGACGCTCGGAGAAAGAGACGTAACGCTGCTTTCTGATACTGGCTTCATGCGAGTTGACCCGCATGATTTGGCAGTCCCGAACGAAATTAGCGGAGTAGTGCGGTTCAGTGCTGCATTGGGAGTTCCGCCAATCGACGGAACAGTGGCTACGGTGACCGTCACACTGCCGCAGGTAAGCACCGCAACCACCGGAGTGACTCGCGGCACAATCACCGGCAAAGCATTCTTTAGCCGTGTGGCATTTCCTCAAATGGCCAACAATGAAACGATGGACTCGGAATTTACCCTCAAAATGACTGGCGAATCACTCGCGCAGACTCGGGAAACATGATGGATATTAAGTTGATTGATCACGTGGGCGAATCACCCAACGGAACGCCAGTAGACCACGGTCAATGGATCGTGTTTTGCGATGACATTCAGGTTGGGTATCTGCCAAAGGAACCCGATTCCTGGCTGCAGTGTATCGTCACCTTTGACGACAACACAAAAGCCGAACTGATCGAGGCCGTCAACAAAACGGCAGCACTTACCATCGGCGGCGTTGTGATGCCCGTCGATATTGACCTGCAACCACAAGAGGATGACGACGTATGACACTAACGCGAGCGACGTTAGGCAAGCTGACAAAGCGAGCGACAAAAGATATTGAGATCGACGGCAACGCCGTGCGACTTCAGCGGCCTACACCGCTTGAGTATTCTCAGTATCAGATGTCGCTCGTTGACAAGGACGGCAAATGGAACGCCACAAACCTGAATGAGGCGCTGCTGTTGCTCGTGGCTCGGATGTGGATTGATGACGAAGGCGAGCGGCTGTTTAAGGATACGGAGACAAAACAGTTGGGTTCCATCGATCTGGCGTTTTATCAGAAACTGTCGGAAGAATGCCAGAAGTTTACAAGAACCAGTGAGGCATCAGAGACGCTGGGGGAGTCCGTAGTAACAACCGTCTCCGGTTCGCCTGCCGAGTATGTCTTGAGCTTGGAATAGACGATCCGGAGGCGTGGCTTGATAGCATTTCCGAAAGAACGCTGGAATTGTGGTGGGCGTACTACCAATGCGAGCCGTTTGGCTCTCATTGGGAGCAAACTGCGTCGTTGTCCGCAATCGTACACGCCAACACGGCAATGATGGCTGCAATCAATGGTGCAAAGATGGAACCTTTGAGCGTTGTTGATTTCATGCCACGAGATTCTATGCGATGGCAGAAACGTACTAAGCTGAAGTCACGTGGAATAAAAAATCCGAAAGCACAAACAGAGATTCTGAAAAAGGCATTCGGTTTCACATGACGACAATTACCGCTCTTAACGTCCGTCTTGGAATGGACGTGTCCAACTTTAGTGAAGGTGCGAATCTTGCGAAAGGCGAGGTCACCAAAGTCGCTAGCATTATGCGGCAATCAGTTCCGCCTGCGGAAAAGTACAGGCAGGAACTGGATCTGCTGAATCGGGCGTTTAGCGATGCCGGAAAACAGTCCGCTCAGTACGCCAATGCGGTCGATCACCTTGCGAAAAAGCATCAGCAAGGAAAGTATTCTGCTGAAGAATTGCAAAAGGCACAAGATGTTCTGAACCTAGCCAGTGAAAGAGCCGCAGAGGCAGCGAGAAAACAAAAAGAGGAAACAGCACGTCTCGCCGAAATTGAAAAGCAACGCCAAGCTGTCATGCAGCAGGGTCGGCAATTGACTCAGTCACTGCAAACTGCAGAAGAGGCATACTGGCAGCGCTTCGCACAATACAAAGAACTGCGCAGATCTGGTGCAATTACCGAAGAGACTTATAAGAGAGCTTTAGCTGAATCAAAGGCAACGCTCGAGTCGTCGCGAAATTCTACGGATACGGCTATCGCAGCCGCAAAGAAACTGAAGGAAGAAAAACTTCGGCTTGCTGAAGCGGAAAAGCAACATCAGCAGGTGATGGAACGGGGCAAGCAACTCACACAGTCCGTTGAGCGTGCTCAGGAATCGCACAATCGTAGAGTGAGAGAATACCGGGAGCTGCTTCGTGCTGGTGCCATCGATCAGGAAACCTATCGGCGAGCAGTTGAGCGATCAAATAAAACTCTCAAAGAGTCTCAGACCTCTTCAACTTCTGCAATTGCTTCGATCAAAGGCATGGCGGCCGCCTACCTCGGCGTGCAGACAATCGCGAAATCCCTGAATCTTGCTGGGCAGGTTGAGGACGCAACGATCGCGTTTGAAGTGCTCACCGGCAGCGTAAATGACGGCAAGGTGTTGTTTGAACAGATTCGTCAGTTGGACAAAAACACGCCGATCACTTTCGGTAATGCAACGCAAGCAGCAAAAACAATGCTGTCTTTTGGCGTACAAGTGCAGGACGTAGCGAAAAATCTGCAGATGCTGTCAGACGTGACTGGCGGAAACAACGATCGTTTCAAAATGCTCGCGCTAGCGTTTTCACAGATGTCTGCTGCGGGTCGCCTGATGGGGCAAGATGTGCTGCAGATGATCAACGCTGGTTTCAACCCGTTGCAGCAGATCAGTAAGACGACTGGGGAATCTTTGATCGATCTGAAAAAACGCATGGAGGATGGAGCTATTTCTTCGCAGGAAGTGCGAAAGGCATTTGAGGATGCTACTTCTGCAGGCGGCATGTTTCACGGCATGACAGACAGGCTCGCACAGACTGTCAGCGGAAAAATGAACATTGCGTTGAGCGAGTTTGAAAAGAAACTCGGCGAAATCGGTGCTTCCTTGGGACCATTAGTTTCTCAATTGCTCGACCTGTTTACTCAGTTGCAGCCGTGGCTGGAAGCCACTGCACGTTTGATTGGTCGCGTTGCTGAAGGTTTCGGGTATATGCTTGCTCGAATTCGCGACATCATGAGCAGCATCATCAATTTCACATGGGACGAAACCGAAACCAACAAATTTCTCGACGGCTGGGAGAAGCGGCAGCGAGAACAGGCTGAGGCTGCAAGACAGCAAATAAAGACCGAGTTTGAGCAAAGAAAAGCGGCAGTGAACGAAGTAGCGATTGCCGAGCATAAAGCACAGCAGGAAATTGCTGAAGCGAAAAAGAAAGCTGTTGAGGAACAGGAAAAAGCAGCTAAGGCCGCAGCCAAGGACGAAGAAAAGCGAATCAAGGATCTCGAAAAGGAACGCCTGAAAGCCATCGAGACAGAACGCAAGGAACGTGAAAAAGCGGCAAAACAGGCTGAAGAACAGTTTGCTCGTGACCTTAACGAAGCTCGCAAAGGTGCAATGGAGTTTTTCAAGAAGCAAGAAGAGAAGAACCAAAAACGCCGTGAAGATATCGCTGCAGGCCCTGGCGCTGGAATCGAACTAGGTTCTGCCGAAGCCGTGAAGTTTTCGGCAGACCGAATCAACAAAGCGATGGCGGAAGGTGTTATTCCGGAACAACAGGAAACACCTTGGGGCGACCTCGGAGAGAAAACTGCTCAGTTGTTTAAGGAACAGCAAATCGCCAACCAGATCAACCGAGAACAGACGCAAATTCTGTTTAGTATTTTGACTGAATCTAAAGAAAATGGTTTTCGGAGAATTCGGTAATGGCTGATTTAGGCGGCATCACTGCGGTAAGGCCCACAGCGACAACGCAACTGCGAATAGTGCAATATGGCGGCACTGTGTCCGTAGGTCAGCCAGTAGTGCAAAGCTCAAGCAAATACGTGGCAGCGGATGCAAACGCGTCGCTAGCGTTGGCTGCAGCGGAAGGTATCGCGATGACTCCCGGAGTTACTGACGGGTATGGTGTCGTTGCCTTCAGCGGGTCTGTGCTGCTTATCGGAACCACAATGACAGTTGGAGAAACGTATCTTCTGTCGCGAACGGCCGGCGGCATTATGCCAAACGCTGACAGGACTACAGGCGACTACGTGACTCGGCTCGGCACGGCTGCAACTGCGACTCAGCTCGATCTCGCAATCAAAGCAACAGGAATTCAGGTGCCCTGATGGCCACAGTGCTCGTCGGAGAACAAAGCGAAGGAAAGTCGTCTCTGCGTTCGTCAGGTGGATTGCCTGTTCTCGACGAGACGTTTCATTTTTTGGTCCGAGCCGATTCTGTCAATGAAGACAGAGTCAACGTTCTTTACACAGCAGGACTGCCACGGGTCAATGTTTCCGTTTCTTCTTACGGATCTGCGGTGTGTCGTTCCGTTGATGCTGTAAGGCGATCAGATCAGAGGAAACTCTGGGACGTCACCGCAACCTTCAGCAGTGAAGTCACCGAAAGCCAAGGCGGACAAGACAGTTCAGAGGAGCCGACGGAATGGGTTCCGATCTATGAAACGAAGTTTGAACGTCTTCAGGAAAATGTGACAAAAGACACAAACGGCGATGCGGTTGCAAATAGTGCAGGGCAACCGTTTGCAAATGGAATCATTCGTTCGAGATTCATCCCCATTTGGGAGTTTTATCAATTTGAATCCGCAACGCTCACCGATGAGCAGGTCATCGAACGAAACGAGGTTGTCAACAGTGCCACATTTAAGGGGCGACCGGCCAGAACCTTGTTGTGTACAGTAATGTCATCAGTTGTCGGGTTCTATTACGGCAGGAAACTGCGTCTTACGCGGTATGCTCTGCGATACAACAAGAAGAACTGGAGAGACAAAAGGATAGACCTTGGAACACTTTATCTGGACGGCGGCCAATTAAAGCCGTATCTCGTGAAAGGTGTCGTTGTTCTTGGTGGTCTCAATGGCTCCGGCGGCAAAGTCGCAACAGGCACGAAGCCAAGTGTTCTTGAGTTTGCGTTGTACGAAGAGGTGGCATTTGCAGATTTTCTGAGGATCTGAAATGCAAGACGAAAACACATACGGATTCCGAAAAGAGGACGCAGAAGCATTACTGCAGGGCATTGAGCCTCGTGAGTCAGAATACAATGAAAACGTACCTTGGAATGCTCCCCCGATCGCTGTCATTATCGATGCGGCGCTGGACGTCGCAACACATGCTCTAACAGGTGCAACAAGTTGTCTTGCAACCATCTGTCAATGGTCCGATGTAGACGAGGAATACAGCGAGACGACTGATCAAATCACAGTCTGGAATCACAGCGAAAGCGATTCCTACGAAGTCGACACGTTTGGTAAAGCTGAATGGATCGACGGTCACTGGTGGTTCCTCGGCGATTGCGCACCAATGGCAGCGAGGTAAGCGATGGCGTTTAAGTTGTGCTGCAGTTGCAACAATCAGCCCAAAACTGTCGGTTTGTGGGACACCTACGACCAAAACGTGTGGACAGTAAACTTCCCGGTCAATTGGACGATTCTGTCGAACCGCACGAAGGACAATCTTACTGATTGCAACGTGTTGGTGATTGGTCGATATAAGTTTTCAACACCGTACACTAGTCAGCCAACGACCTCGGCTCAATACACCGCGATCGCCAGTTGGATAACGGGCGGTGGCGTGCTGTTCGTGATCCATGACTACTATGGTTCCCCTACAACTGTCCCTAGTTCTGTTGTGACCTCGCTCAACACAGCACTGGCTGGAATCGGCACGCAAGCTAGAGCAGTTGCTACTTCTGGTGCGGCACCAACAAATAGCACATCACCGATCGGCACGAAGCCAGTGTCCGGCACTGGTGCTGTCATGACTGACGTGACGGCTCTGTATGTTGCTGGTCCCGGCTTCATGAGTCTCGGTTCGTCTACATTGGAATTCGAGGCAAGAAAAACGAGTTCAGATCCATACGTCGAGATCGTGAGTGTTGAAGCATTTGGTGCGGGCTTTGTTGTGTTTCTGTCAGACTTCAGCATGCTCAACACTGCTGACTCATTAACACAGATTACCACTATGGGGAATAAGGTCAGATTGTTCCTGCGCAACATCGGGAACATATCCACCAACTGAAAGCACTTGGACCGTCAAAGTAACGCCTTGGCACCATGCAGGCACCAACGCAGCACCGGGAGAGCCGGCGGGGAAACCCGTCCGGCTCGCTGTGTTTGGGGAACGCGATATCGGGATATCACGCGCGAGGTGATATTCTGAAAACAACACGTGACGGATAATTCAAAGTTCGCTGGAGCTATTTCGTCAACTGATCCCAAAGCTCGTAAATGTCACCGCGGATTCTGTTTGCCATCGTTTCTCCGATTGGACGATCACTTCCAGTCTGACATATTATCTGATGTGCTAGGCCACCGAGAAAGTAATCCGCAAATGTTGCTCTGTCTCCATTCCGCACCAACTCCGCAATGTCGTTGTGTGACACATTGCCGTCGTGCCGCTTTTGTGCTGTTGGAACGTTGATCTCAGATGGTGCGTTCAAGATACACAAGTAAAACATGGATTTTCTCACAACGCCGCAGCGAACAAAGCATTCCACCGGAGTTGCGGTTCACGGTTTCTGAAGAAATGAAAGTCACCGGCCGCAACCCGGTGAATGCCGTCGTTATGCCGATCTTAGAAATACCATCGGCCCCATTCTTCGTGTCTTGGTCCACTGCCCGACATCACAAAAGCAACCACCTGTTCCATGCTCAATCCGTAGTTGCCACCGCGAGACACCTTCTGATTCAGAAAACGTCGTACAGCCTTTGCCGATGGCAGATCACGAAATCCTATGCCCCAGTTGACTCCCCAGCCGATATGCGGATTCCACGCATGCCAGCAAATACACCAGCCTTTTGATGGCGTGTGTCGTCGTACCCAAAAATACCCGCGCAGAAAAGGCTTCCATGCTGGTAAGTCGCGTGGCACCAACGGCATAACAATGCAATCAACCGGAGTTGCCGACGATGCGTTTTTCATGATTCGAACCCTTTCACCGGCAACCCGGTTATTGCAATCGTTATCCGCACTGATGAGCAACCAACAAATGAACGCGAAAGTCTTCCGCTGACTCATAAATCGTATCA